AGCCAGCCCTCAGCCAAGCCGAACGCTTGCATAAACCAACCGACTGGCGTGAAATTGATGATCGCTGTTTTTAGCCCGTTAAGCGCAATCACACCAAAGTTCTTGATCGCCGCCCACGCTTTTGAAGCGTATTCAGTGACTGTTTCCCAATTTTTATACAGTGCCACCCCAGCAGCAATCACACCAACAATCGCGGTCACAATCCAAGTGCCGGGGAAAGCCGCCACTGCCGCATTAACCAGCCATTGCGCAGCGGCTATCGCCTTGTTAACAATGATCATAACCTTACTTGTGGTTTGACTGGCGATCATCGCGCCCGTGTAAAGCAGCCAAGCAGTGCGAGCCATCTGCACAATCTTAACCACCTGAAGCACTGCGCCTCTCATGAAGGTGAAAGCGTAACCGCCTGCAATGGTGGCAATTCTTAGCGCGATCAAAGCTGCAGTGCCGCCGACAATTACGGCGGTGACTGTTGGGAAGTTTTGCGAGAACGAATCTGCAATGGCCACTAGTCCAGCGAGTTTATCCGCGCCACTGGCCAGCGTTGGCAGCAGAATATTACCCATTGTGATCGCGATTGATTCAGCAGCACTGGATAGCCTGCGCAGAGCGCCCATTGCCGTGTCATTCTGTTTGGCTGCAACGCGAGAGGCCGATCCGGTTTTGTAAAGGCTTTCTGTGTACTTTTGAAGCTCGCCGCTACCCGCTTGGCCAAGAAGAACAGTTGCACCGCTTGCCGCTTCAAGACCGAAGATCGCGGCGGTCATTTCTTGCTTGGTGGCCGATCCCATGGTCGCCATTGCCTGATTCATTTCAGACAAGATAGTAGGAACGTCGCGAAGGTTTCCGTTTGCGTCCTGAGTCTCAACACCAAGGGCTTGAAGTGCTTTCGCCGCCTCGCCAGTTGGTGCGGAAAGTCGGCTAATCACTGCACGCAAAGCGGTGCCAGCATTACTGCCTTGAATACCTGCGTCACCGAGCTTTGCCGCCATTGCTGCAGTTTGCTCAAGCGACACACCTGTCGCTGCAGCCACTGGCGCAACGTACTTCATGGTTTCGCCAAGCATGGAAAGGTTTGTGTTTGATGTGGTGAAAGTGTTCACCATCACATCACCCAAGCGCCCCATTTCTTCCGCTTTGAGATTGAAGCCAGTCAGAATGTTACTTGCAATGTCGGCAGCCGATCCAAGATCAGTAGCGCCAGCGCTCGCCAAATCCAACATACCGGGCATAGCCGCAATAGTCTGCTGAGTGTTAAAGCCAGCCATTGCCAAGAACTGCATGCCCTCAGCAGCTTGGCTTGCAGACCATGAGGTTGTCGCGCCTAGATTTCTCGCTGTTGCTGTTAGTTGTGCAATTTGCTCATCGGTGGCGTTAGATACCGCGCCAACCTTAGCCATTGACTGCTCAAACTGCGCGGCGATCTTCACTGGCGTACCAAGAGCGACAGCCAAGCCAGCTGCATCGAATAACTGTCCTCTTAGCTCACCGCGCTGTGCCATGTTTGCATCTTGCGCCGCCATCGTTTTGCTGAGCGCTGCTTGTGCCGCTCTCGCTTTTTCCGCTGCTGCCGCAAGTTGCTGCTGCCTGTTTACCAGATCCTTTGTCGATTTCGATCCGGTTCCCATTTCAGTATTTAGCTTTCTTAACGCCTCTCGCTGAGAGTTCAGCTTGTCTTTGGTTTGAGAAACTTCGCGCTTGGCTTTTTCAAAATTGCGGATCTGCTCTTTGGTCGGGTTTTCCGTCATTGCCAGCTCACGCCCAAGTCTAGCCACGTTCTGGCTTGCTTGAATGTATGCGCGTGAGGTTTCTGCTACTTTGGTGCGTAGATCGGTAAGAGACTTTAAGGAAGAGGACTGCTTATTGATATCAGCAATCCTGTTGTTTAACGTGGCTAATGTCCCGGACGCTGACGACATGGTTTTGGCAAAGTTGCCAGCCATTTGAGCGCCGAGTTTAAACGATAGTTCATAAGTCCGAGACATTGATTTCACATCCTATTTTTTGGGCTTTTTGCGCTCTTCTTCTTGAATAT